AATTCAAGAACTTAGATCTGAACTTCATGAAATTAATCTTTTAAATTCTAAACTTCTTTATACCAACAAAATCTTCAGAAGTAAAAATTTAACTGAATCACAAAAAGTAAAAGTTTTATCTACATTTGATAAAGCAGAAACTGTAAAAGAAGTTAAACTAGTATATGAAACATTAAGTGAGTCTTTAAAAGCAAAAACTGCTTCTCCACTTAAGGAATCATTAGGTATGGCTTCAAAACCTGCAGGAAATGCTCCTAAGCGTCAAATCTTAGAATCAAATGATGCATTTTTAAGAATGCAAAAATTAGCAGGAATTATTCAATAATTAAATTAAATTAACAAAATGGCAAATCAATTACAAACTCTTTTAGAGAGTTCTGCCCAATGGAAAAATGTACAGTCTGATGCAGTTAGACTTGCTAAAAAATGGGAAAGAACAGGACTTTTAGAGGGCCTATCAAAACATGATAAATCAAACATGGCCCTTATGCTTGAAAATCAAGCAAAACAATTAGTAGTAGAAACATCACAAACTGGTGGTGGTACTTCATCTGTAGGTAGTTTTACAGCAGGAACAGGTGAGCAATGGGCTGGTGTAGCTCTTCCACTTGTAAGAAAGGTATTTGGTCAAATCGCAGCAAAAGACTTCGTTTCAGTTCAACCAATGTCTCTTCCTTCAGGTCTTGTATTCTTCCTTGATTATCAATATGGCACTTCTAAAGCTATAAGTGGTGTTAACACTCCATTTAACGTAGGTGGTGATGTATTTGGTAATGGTTCTACCTATGGTGTAACTGATGCTGCAGGTGATCCAACTGATGGTTTATATGGAGCAGGTAGATTTACTTACTCTACTAATAATACCTCATCTTATCTTGATGCTACAGTAGCAACCGCATCATGGGCTGATTTTAACTTTGACTCAAATTTCTCAGCTTCAGCCGCTGCAGATGAGTATAAAACTCTTACTATTGACTTTGCAGGTACAAATGCTGATTTAAAAGCAGCTAGAGGTTTCTTAATTGCATCTGGTTCAGACTTCAACGAAGCTAATAACCTCCCAGCATTTACTAAAGTTAGTGGAACTAATGTAACCTTTGTTTTAACAGGCTCATTAGGCGCTGAATTAGCTTCTTATTCAAATGTTACTGCTTCATTCCAACTTCAACCAACTGATCAATTCAGAGGTGACTTTGAAGATAATAACACTGGTCTTAATGCTAATAATGCAACAGGAACATTTGAAATTCCAGAAATTAACGTTAAGCTTAAGTCAGAGGCTATTGTTGCTAAAACTAAAAAGCTAAAGGCTGTATGGACTCCTGAGTTTGCACAAGACCTTAATGCTTACCAAAACTTGGATGCTGAAGCTGAATTAACTTCAATCATGAGTGAATACATTTCAATGGAAATTGACTTGGAAATCCTTGATATGTTAATTGGTGATGCTTTAACAACTGAACAATGGTCGGCTCAGAACAATATTTCTCTAAACTCTTCAGGTGTTGCTACTAATTTAGGATTCTACAATTCACAAGGTCAGTGGTTCCAAACTCTAGGTACTAAAATCCAAAAAGTATCTAATATTATTCACCAGAAAACTCTTAGAGGTGGTGCTAACTTCTTAGTATGTTCTCCAACTATTGCAACTATTCTTGAATCAATCCCAGGATTTGCTTCAACTAGCAATGGTGATGCAGCTGAGATGTCTTATGCATTTGGTGTTCAGAAAGTAGGTCAGCTTAATAGCAGATACCAAGTTTACAAAAACCCATACATGACTGAGAATACAATCTTAATGGGTCTAAAAGGTACTCAATACCTTGAAGCTGGTGCTGCCTTTGCTCCGTACATTCCATTGATCATGACTCCTCTAGTATACGATCCAGATACCTTCACTCCAAGAAAAGGTCTCTTAACTCGTTATGCTAAGAAGATGTTAAGACCAGAATTTTACGGTAAAATCTACGTAGCAGGATTGAACACTCTTTAATAGAGTACTAAACTAAAGAGAGAGCCTAGAGAAATCTAGGCTCTTTTTGTTTCCTAATATTTCTTATTATATTTATAGCTGTTTAAAATAAGTAAATAAGTAAAAATGAAAGAAACCCCATCTCAACTGTCTATCCCTGCGTATGTAATGAATTTTCCATTTACGCTAGATACTTCAAATCCAAATAATGTATGGATGAATGAAATGTCTTCTGAAGAATTAAAAATTAACAAACCTAAAGCGTATAGACAATTCTTAGATCTCTATAACTTTATGTCAGGAGATTCTCTAGTATATTTGATGCCTTCATATGGAGAATATCAAGATCAAGTTTATGTAGCTAATTTAGGGATTTATCTTCCTCATATTAAAGACTCAAACAATATTATTTTATCTAACTTCACCTCAGACCCAAGAAAAGGAGAAGAAAAAGTAGGTAAATCGTTTTTCCAAATGATGAATTATGATGTTCATATGTGTCCCCATAAATGGGAAGGAGAAGCAGATCTTAAATATTTAAAAGATAATGTTTATATTGGTGGATATGGTATTCGTTCTGAATATGAATCATATGAGTGGATGGAAGAAAACTTTGATATGGAAATTATTAAAGTGGAAATGATGGAAGATTATTTATATCATTTAGATTGTTCTATTTTTCCTTTAACTAAAAACAAAACTTTAATTTGTACGGAATTATTTGATAAACCTGAGTTAGCGCTTATAGAAAAGTATACTGAAATTATAGACATAAATGAAGATGATGCTTTTGGAGGTTTAACTAATTCAGTAAGAATGGGAAATATGATTTTATGTGCTTCTAATATTTCTGAATTATCTATTAAAGATAAAGATTATGAAGCTGAAAAAAATAAAATCTTTACTTTAGAAAAAATTTGTGCTAATGAAGGATTAGAACCCGTTATTTTTAACTTATCAGAATTTATGAAATCAGGTGCTATGTTAAGTTGCCTTATTTTCCACTTGAACCGTGTAGATCAAAATAAAACCTTATTATAATGGCTAAAACATTAGAAGACTGGCTAGAAACAGATGTAGAAGAGTTATCAAAACTATCTGTAAGTGAATTATCAAATACATTTTTCTTCAGAGACCCTCTTAGGCCAAATTATATTGACTATCAACATTTCTACTCCCCAGCGGATGGTACTATTTTATATCAAAAGTTTGTAGAAGATGCAGATGATCCTATTGTTGAAATTAAGGGAGTTAATTATACTTTAAAAGATGTATTACAAGATAAAACATATAATAAACCATCTTTGGTAATTGGTATTTTTATGTCGTTTTATGACGTTCATATAAACCGTATACCTTATGCTGGAGTTCTTTCATATAAACCATTGGATCCTATAGAATCTATGAATAGACCAATGTTAGCAACGGAAAAAGACATTTTAGATATGGCTATTAACCCTAACAATATGGAGTATCTAAAATATAATGAAAGAATGAGAAATACTATATATTCTACTAAGTTAGATTATACTTATGATTTGGTTCAAATAGCAGATGAGGATGTTAATGTTATTGCTCATTTTGTTAGTGAACAAAAAGAACCTATGTGTCAAAATGAAAGATTTAGCTTAATTAGATGGGGTTCTCAAGTTGACTTAGTCCTTCCTTTAGATCCTAGATTTGATTTTGAATTATTATTAGATGATGAAATGCATGTTGAGGCAGGTAAAGATAAACTGGTTCGAATAAATTTCAAATAATAAAAAAATTCTTAAGTTAAAATAAGAGGCTCCAGATTTGGGGCCTTTTTTGATATTTATAATAAATGTAGTTTCATGGCTAAATCAAATATTGAAAAGATTCCACCCAAAGGTGATATTAGATTTTCTATTTCTTTGAATGAAGAGCAAAAACAAGCTAAAGAATTAATATATCAAAAACCTTTTAGTTTTGTAATAGGAAAGGCAGGATCAGGAAAAACATTACTTTCAGTACAAGTTGCACTTGATATGTTCTTTAAAAGACAAATCAATAAAATTGTTATAACACGCCCAACAGTTTCCAATGAAGATAATGGATTTTTACCAGGTTCATTAGAAGAGAAATTAGAACCATGGTTAGTCCCTATCAGATCAAATATGCGAAAAGTGTATAATAAACCTGATATTTTAAATAAAATGGAAAGTGAGGAAAATATTGAATTAGTTTCATTGACTCACTTTAGAGGTAGAACATTTGAAAATGCTATTTGTATTATAGATGAGTTCCAAAATCTAACTAAACAACAATTACAAATGTGTTTAGGAAGATTAGGTAAAGATTCATTTATGATTTTTACAGGAGATAGTCAACAAATTGACTTAAAATACAAAAATGACTCAGCAATTCATGAAGTTGCAAAATTAGAAAAATCTCAGTTTGTAAATAAAATTATTTTACGAGAAAATCATAGACATGAGGCATTAAATGAAATATTTGAATTATTAAAAGGTTATGAATAATTTAATATTTATTATAAAACATAACCATGGCAGATTTAAACGTTCTTATTAGAGAAAGAATAAACCTTGAAGGTACTGAAAGAGGTACAGATTATAATTTAACTCTCACAGAAGTCAATTATATAGATAATAGAATTATAAATTGCCCTTCAGGATCAACAACTACAATAGCTACTTTTGGATCATTACCAGGTGCAGGTCAATTTGTAACTTCAAGTTTAAAATATGCTAGAGTTACTAATTATTCTTCTACTAATCCATGCCGATTAAAAGTTAAAAATGATCAAGAAGAAGGTACTAGTTTTATAATTGCCCCTAAAGGTTCATTCTATTTATCCTCTATATACCAAAGTAATGATGTTAGTTCTATTCCTAATATTACTGAATATGTTACCTCTTTAGAAATTACTCCTTCTGGAAGTGATGTTAAAATTGAATACTTTATAGCAACTACTTAATAATATATTATGAATGTACCTATTTGGCCTGGATCATCTTCTTTCAACCCCGGGGATACTCCTTTTGGTTTTTATGATTATGATCCCCAATTTCAATATGATGCTGATAAAGTAGCAGTATTTTGTTCTAGAAGATTAGGATACCCTTTAAATGATATAGAACTACAAGATATAAACTTTTATACTGCATTTGAAGAAGCCATAACTACTTATGGTAATGAGGTTTATGCTTTCCAACTATCTGAAAATTATTTAGATTTGGAAGGTATGGCTACTGGTTCAGCTGTAAATAATCAACTGATTAGACCTAACTTAGCTTCTATTATAAGATTATCATATGAATATGGTACTGAAGCAGGTGTAGGAGGTAACGTAACATGGAGAAGAGGAGAAATCTCTATGTCAGCTAATGTTCAAACATATGATTTAGATACATGGGCTATTGAACAAGGAATAACTAGTGGAGATTTAGAAGTTAGAAGAATATTTTATAGAGAAGCTCCTCCTATTATAAGATATTTTGATCCTTATGCAGGTGTGGGTACTAATCCTCAAGGATTAATGGATGCCTTTGGTTTTGGAAGTTATTCCCCAGGGATAAATTTTTTAATGATGCCCTTAAATTTTGATTTGCAAAGGATTCAAGCTATTGAATTTAATGATAATATTAGAAGATCAAATTATTCATTTGAATTGATTAATAATCAATTAAGAATATTCCCTATACCTACTCAAAATTATACTTTATATTTTGATTATATTTTAAAATCAGATAGAAACAATCCATTCTTTAGTGGTAGTTTATATAATGGAGTAGCTACTAATGTATCTAATGTGCCTTATAATAATCCTACATATTCTTTAATTAATGCTATTGGTAGACAATGGATATTTGAATATACATTAGCCTTATGTAAAGAAATGTTAGGTTATGTACGAGGTAAATATCAAACTGTACCTATTCCTAATGCAGATGTTACTCTAAATCATGCTGATTTAATATCAGCTGCTACTACTGAAAAAGCAGCTTTAATAGAAAGATTAAGAGGATATATAGATGAAACTTCTAGAAGTAAACTTTTAGAAAAGAGAGCTTTAGAAGGAGATAATGTTCAAAAAGAGTTATCTAAAATACCTTACCCAATCTATATAGGATAATTATGTGCGCTTTATTTGGTCGTCAACGTGATATAAGTTTATTTAGACACATCAATCGAGAATTGTTATGGGATGTTGTTACTCAACAAATTGCATATTATAAAATTAAAATTGAAGAAACCTATACCAATTTATATGGAGAATCTTCTAATGGTTATATATTTGCTGAACCTGTTTTATTAAATTGTAGAATAGAAAGAGAAGGCCAATCACAACCTTTAACAGATTTTGGACCTGATTTTGCTTGGGGTACAACATTCATGTTTTTAAGAGATGATTTAGTAGATGCTAATCTAGTACCCGAAGTGGGAGATATAATTATGTATTATGATACTTACTACGAAGTAGATGAAACAAATGCTAACCAATACTTTATAGGAAAAAATCCTGATTATCCTTATGATCCTAATCCTTTAAATCCTGGGTTAGAACAATTTGGGTATAATGTATCTATAATATGTAAAACCCATGTTGTACCTGCTGATAAGGTTGGGATAACTAAAGAAAGATTATAATGGCAAATCAAGGAAAAACTCCTATACCCAAAACTCAAAAGGAGATAAGTAACTCTCTTATTAATCCTTATGATACTACTAGAGGTAATCCTAATACTTCAGGTGAGTTAAATAGAGGAAATGAAATTTCTTTTAAAAATGATACCACAAAACCATTAGTTGTAAGTATTAAAGATGTTGATGAATCTATTATGTATTACTTTAATGAGGTAATTAAGCCTTATGTGATACAAAATGGGCAACGTATTAATGTACCTATTATTTATGGGAATCCTGAAAGATGGAAATCAGTTCAAAAAGATGGCTTTTATAGAGATAAGAATGGGAAAATAATGGCTCCTATTTTAATGTTTAAGCGAAATAATATTAATCGTGTTAAACTTACAACTAAATTAGATGCCAATCATCCATTAAATTATTATTACTTCCAAAGTAAATATACTACTAGAAACACTTATGATAAATTTAATATTCTAAATAATCGTA